CATTTTCATTATTTTGAAAAATAACGTAATAAATTTCAGTATTGTATATGTGTGTAGGCCGGTACCGAATGGATAAATCCGATGTCCTGATCATTATATACTTTATTGCTTGTAGAACACTATATGACCGAATTTGAAGAATAGGGTTAAGAAAGTTCCCCGTTCTATCAATAACAATAAACCACCCTTCATGAGAAAAAAGTTACATACAGAAAATAAACGAATTATTGGTGGTAATATTGACAAGATGGGTTTTATTTTAAAAGAAAAAATGGACCCATTCTCCGCAAAGGAGACGCGACGAATTAAGTTTCAACGCAAAAAACACAACGAGCGCGAAGCAGCTCGCAGACCTTTTAAAAATAATAAGGTTTGGAAAAATTCGCAAAAATGGAAACAAGAGTTTGAAACTCTTCCTGAATTGGATATTATTTCCGAAGAGTCTTATCAGCCACATTTTGGCTTGGAGACTATTTCAGCAGCGTCATTTTCGATTGACGCTTTGGCAAAATTTGCCAATATTGATATTCCAGACAAGGTTTTAAGAGAACTAGAAGGAGTTATTCTTCTTCTAGTAAATCTTTCACAACAAAGTACACCATTGGGTGTCATTACGTCAGTTTTGACTTGGGCCCAAGGTCGTACCACAAGATCACTTTTTAAAACAGTGAAAGGATTTGTTGAAGAACTTCTTGTTTCACCACAATCAAGCGCAACTCCAGATTGGTTGGATTGTCTTCGTGATGTCCGCCAAAATTGGAAATTGTGTAAATCTAATAGAGCATTTAATCAAGTTTCAAAACTTCTTGGATGTCTCGTCATGATTGGTTTGTGTGATGTGTCGTCACTCGAATTCAATCTTGGCCAATTTAAAGTCTTTTCACCAGATCTTATCGAAAAACACATGTCTGCATTTGATATTGCAGATGCTCTTTTTGAGACAGTCATATTCTTTACTGAAGGTGCCTATTTGTGTTATCAATCAGGGTCATTGAGACCATTGCTTGTCAATGATAGGACTGCCATGGAGCTTGACCAAGAGTTCGCTCAGGTCATGGCATGGTATGATTTAGTTAAGAATGGTAATCTTAAGAAATTTGCAGAAGTAACAGATCAAGAATTTGAGAAACGCCTAAATAGGTTGTCCACATCTCTTTTAAATTTATCTCAGTCTTTACGAGGACCTGAGAAGAAATTAGTTATGGACAAGTACCAAAAGATTTTGATTGTGCAGAATGATTTTGTTGCTATGAAAATCTCATCAGGAGTTCGCGCTGCCCCTTGGGCTATTGAACTTTTTGGAGAGAGTAGTCAAGGTAAAACCATGTTTGGAGATCAGCTTGTTGACGCTGTTCTTGCAAGTCAAGGTATGCCTACTAGCAAAGAGTATCGTTGTGCATATAATGCAGGTGATAAATTCATGTCCAATTGGACCACTGATAAATTAGTTATGATTTTTGATGACATTTC